CAGGCAACTGCGGAGTTCCTGGGTGCACCCCTCGCTGTTAAGCTTTGGGTGGGCCACGGCGCTTCATAGTTGCCCCACAGCTCTGGCATTATTACCAGGTGTGATCATATCGCGTGACAACTACAGGCTGTAGGCCAACATTTCGGTGTTGGTGGGTGGTTGTCCGTGGATGCGGTTGCGCCAACCCTAGCGAACACAAGGCTAGGCCTTCGGGGAATGTAGTGTGGGGCATGTGCTTTGGCTGACCACACAAAGGCGTTAAGTGCGCTGGGCGATTGGTGGTGCTTTCGTTCGTAAGTATGCATTTGTTTACCAGGAGCGTCGCTCGGGCTTAGCACCCTGAGTGCATACTGAGGCTATGGGGATCACATTGGTGGTCACAGTGGCATGCGTGGTGGAGCATGTCGCCGTGCGACGCTTGCAAAGCACGTTAAAAGGTCGCGAGGGAGTGGAATCTCTACCTTTCCCCCCTGGAATGGGTTCTTACCAAACTCCTTTTACAACTGACACTATGGCCGCAATTGTGAGAGATGAAGATTTTGGTGCTGCATTTGATGCGCCTGTCGCGCCTGCTTTAGCGGGAGCGGCTGTGCTGCTCGATGTGGCGCCCCCAGAGTTCGTTCCAAATGTTTTCCGCCGTACGTGGACCGCGGTGAAGACTCTAATTGGTGCAAATCCCCTACTGCAGTGGTGTTGTGGCAGTGGTGTGGATGACCACTTTTATGAGTATGATAGAGAGGTTAGGTCCCAGATAGCCAAGTGTCTACTCGAAAGGCGACAAGGTTATGCCGTCAATGGTGTGGTGGAGGTGATGAGAGAGGTGTATGAAGAGACTGGGTACGACTTGGGGCATGCTGCGCATTGCTACAAGAAGTACGGCGCGGTTGCCATGACGCCTCAGGAGCGAGCGCGTGTGCAGATCACGGACGCAGTTCCACGTCGAGCCCCTGATATACCACAACTAGAGACGAAGGTTATTCCGTTGTTTGCTGCGTCCATGGTGGCGCATCTACGAGCTAAGTTAGGACGGTTGAGCAGCAGCGAAGCCAACTACCTTGTGCTCCAGCGAGAGTATCTACGGAAGTGCCGGTTGTGTAACGTGAGAGATGTTGATATTTGTGCGCATGAGCAACATGTCATTAATGCGTTCTTCAGTGATGAGACCTTCGATAGGGTAGGGTTTGGTCGCGCGCGTGCATCCAGGTTTCGCAAATGGGTCAATAATGACCCAGATAGCAAGCCTGCACCGCAATTTTGCTGAGGGCGTCCTGTGACTGTTGCTGGGACTGATACAGAAGTGGATGAGAGGTTGTATGACCTTTTGGATCGGTCTCAATTGTGTATCAATAGAAACGGACAGACGGCTAAAACCCGGAGGTTTGTTGTGACCACCGGGGCCACCAGGGAACACCGCCTGGGGGTATTTAACAATAATGTTAATAGTGTGGGGAGAGCTTTTACAGAACGTTATTTCTTTTGCCAAGAGGGCGATACCTTTCGGCCTGCCATTCCGGTGGAGGGGAGAAGGTATAGATCTGTGGGCCTGCGTACTTTCCAAGACAAAGTGATAAGCCGGATGCCTCATCTGCCCCGACTCAGCCTTGGCGCTTGCGTCAACACCTGGTCGGGCCAGAAGCGCAAGCTATATGAGGCAGCCTGGTTGTCATTAGTTAAGGATCCCGTCTGTAAGGACGACGCACGCTTGCATAGTTTCGTGAAGTTTGAAAAGCAAAAGTTGGATAAAGCACCAAGGATAATCAATCCACGGAGCCCACGATACAACTTAGAACTAGCGCGGTATTTGAAGCATGCGGAGAAGCATTTCTTCGTGGCAATAAATGCTGCTATGGGTTCACACACTAAGGCCACTGTTATCAAAGGCTTCGATGCCGATGATTCAGCAGCAATAATCCGTGAAAAATGGGACAGGTTCGGGAAGCCAGTAGCTATTGGAATCGATGCGAGTAAGTTTGACATGCACGTCTCGGTTCCTGCTCTGAAGTACGAACATACGTTCTATAAGCGTCTTTTTCCTGGCTCAAAGATGCTTCCATGGTTGCTCAAGCAGCAGCTACGCAACCATGGGCGCGCATTTTGCGATGATGGTAATGTGTCTTTCAGTATGATTGGCACAAGGAGCTCGGGTGATATTAACACGTCCCTAGGCAACTGTATCATTATGTGTGCTTTAGTATATGACTACATGCATCACGTGGGGGTTGACTTTGAGTTGGCCAATAATGGTGATGATGCGGTTATAATTTGTGAATCTCGAAGTTTAGTTAATGTCGTAGGAGGGCTCTCCAATTGGTTTAGACACCGTGGTTTTGCCATGGTGGTCGAAGATCCGGTGTATGAATTCGAGGAATTGGAATTTTGTCAAACCCGCCCTGTCTGGGTCGGGCAGGGTTGGCGGATGGTCAGAAACTGGGATGCGGTGATAACCAAAGACCCCATGTGTTTGATAGGCATTCAGAGCGACAAGGTGCTGCGAAAGTGGTACGGCGCTGTCGGTGAATGTGGGCGGATACTCAATGCTGGTGTGCCAGTTCACATGTCCTTTTACAAGGCATATGAAAGGCATGGAGAGAAGGCTAGAGAGAAGTTCATCAAGCACATTTTTAAAAACACATCTATGCTGCAGAATATGGGAAGAAAGCAGCGGTGTGAGGTTGTCACCCCTCAAGCCAGGGCGAGTTATTACTTTGCCTTTGGTGTGCTTCCAGATTTCCAGCAGGCACTAGAGGCAACAATGGAACGATTTACGATCGGGCCGCTGTCTATGTGTCCTGTGCCGAGGTCACAGCTTGACTTGGAACCAGGCTTAATGTTCATTGAATAGTGAGCATGGCTAAGAAGAGGAGAGTTACAGTGACTTTGGCACCAGCCAAGTCCAAGAAGAAAACCAACAAACAAAAAGAGAGAAATGAAGTGACACGATTGGGTTACGCACTCAGGGCCCTGGGGGGCATGGGTGGTGGAGCATTAGGGGGTTATATGGGCCACCCGGAAGTGGGTCTAGCTATGGGCACACAACTGGGCGCAACCGTTAGCAAGTGGCTGGGTAGTGGTGCTTACACTGTGAGCGCCAACTCACTTACGCGACTATCGCCAAACGGTACCGTCCCCATGATGCATAACACATCGCAATCAATTACTGTTAGACACAAGGAGTTCATCGGGGATGTACTGAGCAGCACGTCGTTTGTTGTTCAGAATTCTCTCGATATTAATCCTGGAAATGTTAGATTATTCCCATGGCTGGCCACTCTGGCTCAGCAGTACGAGGAATACAGGATTAAGGGCATGGTGTTTCATTACGTTCCAACCAGCGGCATGGCCATTTCAGGTACTAATGCAGCTGTAGGAAATGTTATGATTCAAACATCGTACCGAGCTTCCACCATTGCGCCAGCTGACAAAGCCGAGATGTTGAACGAGTACTGGGCAACCGATGCTCGCGCTTCTGAGGCATTTTGTCACCCTATCGAGTGCGATCCCAAGGAGAATCCGTTCAACGTGCATTACGTGCGTACTGGAACGCAACCCCCCACGGATTCGATACTTATGTATGATTATGGTCGAACTTTTGTTGCTACTAGCGGCAATCCGGCCAATGGGAACATACTGGGGGAATTGTGGGTGTCGTATGAGGTCGAATTGAAGAAGCCAGTTGTGGCTAAGACCCTTACAACCCAATCATTCTCAGCGCAGGCTACTGCCGGTATCAACACTGGCACTCCATTTGGCACAAGTTGGCTCACAACCAATTCAAGCATGTGGCTACCGGTCACCACCTCTAGTTCGGGCGTCGTTACGTTCCCTCCGGGTTCTTACGGCACCTGGCAGATCACCTTTTGGGGGTCTAATGGTGGTTCCAACACGTACGGCATCCCAGTCGTCACGAATGCTACAGTTATCAATTGTTTTGGACCCAACTTCAGCAAACAGACATCTAACAGTGTGGTTTCCGATGCCGTGGCAACAGTCACGATCACAATCGCATCGAACGCAGCCAGTACGGTTACGTTCCCTGTCACGGTGATGAACTCCACACGCGTAGGGCTTCTAATTACAGAGGTCAACCCGACAGTTGCTTTCTAGAAAATCAAAGAAAAAGAGTACAAACAAGAAAACACAACAAAAATTAGTACTTCGTTTATCCCCAAGCGCGCAATAAAATCGTAAACATAGGAAAAATTCAAAAACCCATATAAAAATGTTATTTCCATTCATTAAGCGCGCAAACACGGCAGGCCTTGCTGCCAAGTGTAGCCCCCCGGTGGGTGTCACAAATTGTGGCAAATCTAGGACGAGGAAGAAATGTCAACCACTTGTGGTTGTCTGGGGTTCCGGGACACCAACCCACTAACACAATTGTGAG